AAACAGGATTATTGCTGGAATAGATACGATAAAGTTTTTCCAAGTAACCTGCTCAAAAAGCTCCTTAAAAATTATTATAGTATCGTTACATCGTCTCTTAAAGTGTTTCATTGTTCTTGTTGTTTAGAGATTTCGTGTTTTACTCCGAATTCATCGTAGGTAGTGATTGTAGCATCTCCAACTCTTATTTTTGATTCATTGGGCTCATCAACTATCCTAAATGATTCCCTTTCATCCTCCACACTATCGTCCACTATCTGAAGGTTACCAGTGAAGCAGTACCCCGTACATTTTAGAAGATTTTCTAGTATCTCTAGCATCTGCTCCATATTCAAGTCGTTGTATGGTACTTCGTAGGTAATCTTGTGGTCGTATTGTTCTATTACTATTTTCATTTCGTGTTTATTTAGACATTGTTCGTTTTAACTTATCTTCATACAATCCGTCTTCTTCCGATTGCTTCACCATTTTAGTTAGCAAGCCTTCTCTGTACTCGTCTTTCAGTCGTTCCAAATACAAAACAAAGTCCATAGCTTCTTCTTGTGCGTGTGTAAGCCATTCTAAGGTGCTTAAATCGGTTCTTTCAAGCGTTGTGTTGTACTTGGTTATTCCGACTTGAGAACGTTCGCTGAATCGACTAAGAACGCGTAACACTATTTTATCTTCTATTTGCTGTTTCATAAGAAATTGATTAATGTGTTGTAATACTCTCTGCAAAGCTCTACCTGTTCTTTGATTCGTTCAATGACTGCTTCGTCTTTCTGTACATAAAATACTTTCACTCTGCGGTTCTTTGGAATGTGTGAGAAGATATGCTTCTTCTGAATCTCATCACGAAGATCCAAACTTTCTTCCATAAGATTTAACTTCCAGTGAGTTCTTCTAATCTCGTCCTCAACCATTAGTTCAGGTGTGTCAACTAAGCAGTAACATAACATTGACTGTTGTTTACCTGTTAGCCACATATAACCCTGTAGTTGATAGAAGTAATCCTTTGTGGGTATCTCAGTCTCAAAGAATGGAAACGTTGTGCCATCCCAAGAACTTTTAACATCTAACAATACTTCCTCCGTGTTTACATCGGGAGTACCTGTAATCCAATCGTTCTCAAAAAACTCCTCATTCTTGTAAATGAATCCAACATCAAGCACTTCGTTTACTAATGCGATTGATTCGTTTTCAACTTCGTTTCCTTTATCTGTGTAACGTGAGCTGAACTCTTTTCTGATTCCGTATTTATCTTGCAAGACCATTTCGTGAATGTAAGTCTTTGCAGTTTGACTAAGCAACTCCGATTTGTTTCTCGGAGCTGACATAATTCGTCCTATAGCAGAGCATCTAATTTTCATAACGCGTTCAATATATCAATTTGACCATCTGTTAACGTGAACTTGGTTTCTAACGATTCACGTGTTATCTTTCCTTCTGTTACTGCTTTGACTGCGTCTTGGAATCTTTTAGCGTCTAGTGCTTGTTTCTTTGGTGCTTGTGGTGTGTTGTCTTTAGAATCGGGGTCTGATTCTGTTTCGTCAATTAAGAACAATCCGTTTAAAGCGTATTTACGTGCATAACTTGATGCAGTTCCTGTACATTGTTCAGATGACATTCCTTTGTGTTCTCCAAGCTCTGCAAATCCGTATGACTGAACTACACTATCACCGTCAGAAAGTGAAGCAGTAGCCTTTAAAAATAGCTTGTTGCCTACTTGAATAATATCATCACTTAAAACTAATACTGATTCGTGTTTTTGTAGAACTGGTTTCAACGATTCAAGAATCTGCTCTGCACTTCGGTACTTGTATTTACCGAATGAGTTGAAGCTACCTTTTGGACATTTTAATTCTGCCTGAATTTTTAATAGATTTTTCATGTTAAATTGGTTTTTGTTTGTAAAAATGCCGTCTTTCCGAGCTGTCAACGCTGTACGTATACTGTGCGATTTTTATTTTTAATGTTTTAATATTTTAGAACTTGATACATCTCCGCAGTTATTCAATAATCTATTTAATGTGTTAAATGAATTTCTACACCCATTAAAATACCAAGAACTTTCTGTTACTTTATCTACTTTTATTTCTTTAGTATTCCCATTTGAGTAATTAACTAAAATAATATCACCTACTTTAATGTCCCAGATGTTTGTTTTAATAGTTTTCATAGCGTTCGTTTTTAATTATATACAAATATAATACTTTATTTCATATCTCGTACTAAATCTTTATATTTTTTTATAATTTCTTTTAGTTCGTCTTTCGTGAACTTTCTTTCTATATGTGCTATTGAATCTAACTCACTCAATTTATCCTCTCCATATCTTTTCATAAATCCTAACCTGTAATTATTTATATCACCTGACTTATCTTTATTGCAAGGTCTTGAGCATTGAGCATTAACATTAAATTCATTAAAACGCAGGTTGCTATGACCTCCTGCACTCCACATATGTCCTGCATCCACATTTCCTTTTCGTATTGGTTTATCACAAGAAATGCAGTTTAATCCTTCATCCCTTAATCTGATATACTTGTTGAAGATTGTCTGAGCTTCCTTTAACCAATCCTGAGTAGTTTTTAGGTCGGTTTTCATCCGTGTTTTGGTTACTTTCCAAGTCTTTTCTTTTACCTCAGCTACAAAGGCTTTAATACATTCGTCTTTTAGGCAGTATTTGTGTAAAAATCTTATTGGCTCAAACTTATCTTTGCATTTTTTACATCTTGGCATCAGTCTAAGTTTATTGTTTCGTCAATCCATTGTCTAAATAGCAGTTGTAATTGTACTTGTTGCTCGTATATTTCATTTCGTTTTTCTCCATATACCTGTAAAACTTTATAGTCTACTTTCCTAATTTCGTCCGCTAGGATGTTTGCTTTACGCTTTAAGTCTTGTTTGAAAACATAGTTACCATTTAAGTCCTCAATGAAGTCTGCTAATACTGGTAATACTGCTGATAGTGCTACTAATTTGTGTTGTTTAGTCATTTGTTTCGTTTTTAAATTGTTTTAGGTTTCCGTCTTTATCTACGTGAATAACTATACTTTCTCCAGAGTTTCAAAGTTTTTCGTACATTTTACGTGTTTCTTCTAAACATAAATTACTTACTTTCATAGTAAAGGTTGTTTGATAACATTGTTCTTTTTCCGTGTTTTCATCATAATCGAAGGTTATGTTGTTTATTTCTCCTTCTTTGCTTAACTCAAATTGTGGTAGTTTCGTTTTTTTGTAGTTTTTAACTTCTCTGTAAACTTCTTCCCAATAATATTCTTGGTCTTGAGTTTGTATGAAATTATTTTTCACTCTTAATATTTCTTCTACTAAAACAATCGCGCATTCTTTCGCGGTATCAAAACACATTGGATAATTTCCCATTGGGTCTTCAACCATATACATTTGGTTAAATAGTTTTTCTGCTTTTTCTTTTGGTGTCATAATTCTACGTTTTTATATTTAAGTTCGTGTTCAAGTTCTTCAATTCTTTTCTTTAATTCTCCGTTTATATGCAGACAACGGTTGATTTCTCTTCCATGTAAACGTAGTTCTGTTTCAAGTTCAATGATTGCTAACTGCACCTGCTTTAAGTCGTTCTCCGTGTCTTTTGCTCCGTTTATGTACGCTTCTGCTGATGGTCGTTTCTCCTGTAATTCTTCTCTTGTTAGCCTTACTTTCCAAATGTTCTTTTGTATTAGTCCTTTGATGTAAAGTAGTTTTAATCCTATGTCCATAATTTTAATTTAAAGTCCGCAATATCCTGAATCACAATCGTTGAAATCTTCATCGAACAAATCTAATTGTAATTTATGGTTTTTTATCTTTTCGTAAGTAACTCCACTTTTGAATGTGCATCCGTTTTTCTGTTCCATATCAATAAACCATTGAAACTTGTTCTCATCTCTTTGGCTCATATGTTTTAAGAATATCTCTGAACGATGAAAGCATCCAACACAATTATTCTTATAAGCAAATCGTACAGGCTTGTCTTTCCAAAACTGCTCTACAGTATCTTTAAAAATACCTGCTTCAATTAGTGGAAATGTAGCGGTTCTGTATGGTAAAGTTTTCCATTTGTTGCGTCCGTTTTTTTCTCCTACTTTAAACTTAAAATGTTCTACTCCGTCAACTGCTCGGTCAATCATTGTTTTAGCTCTACTCATTTCGTTAGCTCTAAATCCGATTCTCATATCAATTGGAAGTTCTAAGTTATCATAGCACCATTGTGCAATTGGTTTGACCTTCATATCAACTGTGCAATAACGTGTCATTTGATTAGGTAAGTAATTACTTCCATTAGCCATCTTATAACTAGCTATCACCTCATCAAAGGTCTTAGCTGATAGCCAAACAATCTCGCTTCCGATGTATTGTTCTAAATCAAGCATCGTGTAAATAATCACATCTTCTTCCAGTGTTCCTATGAACTCTCTTCCGATTCTATCGCTTACAATTTGACGTACCTTTGCATCATGAAACAAGCAATTAATGTCATCTGTACGAACAAGCGAAAAGATGTTGTAATCAGCAGGATAATTTGCTGCTATGTAGCTTGATGTTTTGCCACCACTTAGTGAGTTTATTGTTTTCATTAGAAGTTTTTGTTAGCGTGAATAGCGTTTATCTTTTGCTCAATCATAGTCATTTGTTTAGGTGGTTTAGGTCTGAAAGGTTTCAATGGGTCTTGTCCGTTTATTGTAAAACCTAATCCACTATTAAAATCACACATAATAAAATCATCTAATGCAGTAATTTTACCTCCTGTATCTGTGTCCTTTACTTTCTCAACTGATATCAAAGTTACGAATTTCATTGTTTCGTGTTTGACTAGCCTGTGAATTACAAACATATCATCACAACGATTTAAGAAAGCCTTACCTCCTTCAATGTGGTCTTTCATTGGTGGCTTAAGATGTCCTTTCCAATGATGTTGTTCTCCATAGATATTTCCTGCTCTTCCTGATTCCGTGTTAGGGTGCGTGTTTATGTAGATTGACTTACCTGTTTCGTTTACAAACTGACGAGCTGCATTCAAAAACTTGTAGTTACCCTCATATCCCATTTCTCTGTCAAGTCCCGTGTAAGGGTCAATCAAACAAGCGTGAGCATCAGACTTACGGAATATATCAAACAACTCAGCAGGTTTATAAAGTTTGGAATTGTCTACAAAGTCAAAATACTGCTCTAGGTAAGTTGAGTAACTAAGTATTTGTTGTTCGTTTAATTCTCGGTATGGCTTACCTGAATAGATTTGAATCATATCACGTAGGATTTGTCCGTACTGATTCTCACCTGACCATAAAATAAAACGGATTCCGTGTTTAAGTGCTAGTGAAAGAAAGTACCAATTAATCCAATACGTCTTTCCGACATTGTCATGACCTAGAATGATGTTTAGTTGTTTAGGTTTGTATCTAAGATTATCATCAAGATTGCAATCTAATCCAAGTCCTTGTTTAATGCGTCCTGCTTTGTAGTCCAACAGATATTGTTGTGTACTACCTTTACTCAATATATCCATTTCTTCTCGCTTTTTCTACTAATGGGTCGTAAATATACTCTTGTTTTGGTTTAGACCAACGTCTAACCGTTGCTTTCCAATCTTTCATTTTGTTTTTACCAACCATCCAACCATTAGAATCGTAATAATTTAAAAAATCAGATGCGTTTAAAATCAAGTTATTCTCAACACAGAATGTATTTAATTCTTCTAAAGAAGGTGTTTTAAATATACTTCTTTCTTTCTTTTCATTCTTGTTAGTGGTTACTTGTTGGTTATTCGTTGGTTGCTCGTTTGTTAATTCGTTGGTTGATAGTTGGTATTTAGCGTAGTTAACTACTTGAATAATAGTACCTTTCGAGCTTGTTTCGATGGTTATTTCGTTGGTTGATTTTAGCTTGTCTAAAGCAGTTCTAATTTGCTGAACACTTAAACCTGTTTCCAAAGATAAAATATCTCTACTCGTAATCACGCTTCCACAATTTAGTTCAATTCCTTTGTATCGTTTTTCTTTGTGATTAGCTTTTAAAATTAAATGCATAAAAATACGAAAAGCGTTATTGTCAGAATACCATTCACAATCTAAAATTTGCCTGTGAATTTTAATCCAACCACTCATTTTTTTATTGGTTTAATTTTTTCTATCATTGTTACAAATTGATAAAATTCTTCATATGTAAACTGAATTTCATCCTCTCCAAAATCAAGTGACACTACTTGTTCTTCTTCATAAATTATAATAGAAACTTCAAGTCCTCTATCAAATTCCATTGTTGTTGTTAATTTCATTTTGTTAATTTTTAGGTACAAAAAAACCCCTGTAAATCCACGAGGCTCGACTTTCGTTTCATTACAAGGGTAAATAATTCCTTTTGAGTTTATGGTGTCGAGCCAACTCTTCACAAATATAACGAATCTTATTCAATTAAAGTTGCATCATCTTCTAAATTTTTATAACGTCCTTCTGCAATCCATCGTTTAACTCTCAGGAGCTTGTAAAGGCTTGTGCAGTTGTTTACATCGTCTATGATATTTCTTGGTTGCAGGATGTACTTAGAATCAACTAGGAACACTTGATATTCTCTAACAACGTCCAAGTATTCATCTTTATTGTACTGCATTAGATTTTTATGCGTTTGGATATTGTGGATTACACTGGCATGATGCTGATTGAAGTATGCTCCAATTTCGTTAAAGGTTAGTTCCTCTTTTCGTAGTTGTGCCATCAGGAAGCACTTCTTGTAAATGTGCTGCTTACGTCTGTTACGTTTGTTCAGTTCATCCCTTTCAATTAGGTACGTTACTCGTTCTATTAAGTCGTTTTTCATATCAAATTATTATTTTCGAAGTATTCCCCTACTTCACCTATGTTGTTAAATTTAATCACTACGAATTTACTCTGTTCAAAGTCGTATCTCACTACGCTTTTATTCTTTACTGCTCGGTCAAAGTTGCATATCTTACATACTCTGTTTTTACCCATGTCAGTCTTTAGCGTGTAGATTCTTTTGTTATCCGTGTATTCATCAAGTGAAAGCATTCTGCGACATTGAAAGCATTGTTTCATGTTGTTTTTTTGTTCCAATTTAAAACATCAAATTGTTCGATTTCAAAACTGCCCATGTTAAAACGACCCGTTTCAATTAAATCCATCTTCTTCCAATAGCATAAACTTTTAGAAGTAAAAATCCATTCCTGAACTACTGCAAGTCCTATCTTGTAAGTTAGTTTGTATTTCATAACGTAAATAATTTAA